AATCTTTCCGTCGGATTGAACTTTAATATCACGAACAGGAGCATTCGCTGTGCTTCCTGTAAATTGCGATAATGGCTCACTTGTGGTAGCATCTAAACAAATAAAGTTAGATGTAGCGTTGCTTGAATATGAATTAAACTGACCACCAACATATAATCTGTTTCTTGAAGTGTCTGCTTCAACGGTATTTACCGAACCTTGTTGTATGGAAAATCCACTACCAGTTGGGAAACAAATACAAGGAGTGGGTGATGGTGTAGGTGTGTTTGTGTTTGTAGGGGTCACATTAGGTGCGCATTCACCCGAGAATATAGGATTGTCGCAGGTTATAATTGCGAAATCCAAGTCCATACAAATACATTGTCCTGATGTAAGAAAATACGCGGCTTCAATACCATCACAGGTAGTTCCTGAAACATACACAGAACCACCGAAACTATTATCGTGGCAGAAATTGTAACAATTATATCCGTACATATCTATAAATATATTTTTTCAACATCAAGTTTCTTGAACTATGATTAAATCTGTTTTACCCGTGCACCCACAATCAAGATAAGCACCAACACCACTATTAGTTGTTCCACTACTAATCCAATAATGTTGTTGTTGTCCAACACCTAAATAACCAATATCTTCGTAAACTTGGAAGCAATCTATGTAGTTCATATTATCATCGTATAGTTTAACATATCTCCCTATGTATGCGAAAATTTTAAACATCAAATCTGTATTGGTATAAAGTGTATCACCTGGTGCGGTGCAAGGGTCAAATCTTATATTCAATACTCTATGACCTTCATATTCTCTTGTTAGTTTGATTAGTTCAATATCACACAGCGCAGGTTCTAACATATTGAAATTACTAATCTTATTTATACGATAGTAGGTATTGTCTATCAGTATTTTTTCGTTGAACGCTAAACTTTTTATATCACAAGGTTCAAGATATATCTTACCACTAACAATCTTATTTTCATTACTAATCAAATCGTCAATATAAGGTTTGTAGTATATGTCGTATAAATCTTCACTAACAAAACTTTGTTCTTGTGGTAAGATTGTTGTTGTATCTTCTCCCCTCCAATTACAATAATGACTGAACCCGCTGTAGTTCCAAGGGTAAGTTGTAAAACGGTTCATCTCTAAAAAATGGTCTTGTGTATAACCAGAACCAGCGGCGTTCAAATACCAATACTGATATTGAGATTCTGTTGAACCACTACCTCCAATGAAACCATAAGTTTCAGTTGGTATGGTTACACCTCTGAAAACTAATCTTGGTAATATCTTGAAGGGAACGAATTGTTGTAACACCGTTCCTTGATTATCTTGTTGATTTAGTTTTGAGAAAGATGATAAAGTTAGGTATGGTAATTTAGCTGAATAGATTGTTATATCCATCGGCGAACTGAATATGTGGTCAAAGGTTGTGGTGCTGTCTTTGTAATCTATATTCAGTTTTTGTTTGTCTGTTCCAAATATTCTATTACTCGCTTTTTGATAACCTTGATTAGCCCAATCTTGGTCTAACTTGAAATTGAAATCCAACGTTCCATTTATTAGTGATGTGGTGGGTTGAATTGTTATTGGTTGTGAGCGGTCTATCTTCGTTGTCCAATCAAGAACAACACCCTTACCTACAAAATTAACAAATGGTTCTACCCTCATTGTCTTTGGATAACTAGGTTCAGGTGCTACTATAAAATTGAAATATCTATTGACTGATGTTATGAAGTCAATTTGTTTGTAATCGTTATTTGGAAACTCTACTTGGTAATCTACTGTGGCTCCACTAATTAAGTATCTTGGGATAGGTGCAACTAATGTTTGTGTATAACCAGTCACATAACAATAGTCGAAAATAAAATATGTCTCATATGTATCTCCTGTTGTGTTCAAGACATACTCAAAAGAATATGATTGTGGGTAACCACTTATACCGCACACTTGGTCTGAAAGTAAAGTAGTTGCTGTTGTTCCATCGTTGATAACAAAAAAGAAAGTTGGAACAGTAGTTGGTGGGTTACAATCTTGGGTTGGTATAATATCAAATGTATAACGGAAAGTATAAGAACCAGGGTATACTGTTGGTATTGTAAAGTCAGTTGTTGTAACTGGAAAGTTCAAAGTATTACAAAGAGTATTACCTGATGGAACAACATAATTGAGATAGGATGCTGCGGGGATTTCTGCGTCATAGATAGTAAAGCACGCTTCGGTGGCACCACGACTATAAGGTGTTTCATCAAGAAACTTTAACGGCAACATAAACTTTTGGAAATAAGCAGTATCAAAAAAATCACTCACTATTTCATATCCCGAATCTCTACAAATACTTTCGTATAACTCTTTAACTTGAATTGTTGGTTTGAAATAATAATCCCATACTGGAGTTGCACTGAAATCAAAATAACCTTCTAGTGGGCTATAAGTTCCTCCACTGAATGGTGTGAAATAAACAAGTGGTGTTTGTAAAAAATTGACGCTGTCCCCCGAGATATAGTTATACCCAATGTTATAGAGACCCCACATTGTCTTACCATTCTGATAGGAATAGTTTGTTGAACCTGTAAGCATAAACAGGTTAGGGTCGTATTGGGATTCCACGATTACATCTGCGGTATATGGGTGTGATAAATGAGATAGGTCTGTATCTACCAAAAACTTATCCCCTATGTTTGCGGCTAAATCTCCAATCTGGTTATAGAACGTGACGGCATAAGTAATCTCGTCTCTTGTTGTGGTGACACTTTCCAATCTTAAATTACCTTGTAGTATTTCTTGTCCGTCCCAAGTTAGAATTGCGGGAAACTTTGTATTGGGATTGAAATTAGTTGGAACACTACTCACATCATAATAATAATCAAATACTTTGTTGTTCTGTTTTGTTCCTGGAAGAGTAAACGACTGACTATACGCAGAGTTTTTTTGTGTAATGTTTTGTATCTCCGCGAAAGATAAACTCAACAATACAGGTTCATCTTGGTAGATGTCCAAGAAGACCATCTCATTTCCTATTGTTGTTCTAATCTGTAAAGACATTAGTAAGGTAAATCGTATCTCCTATAAGGAGTTTGTTTAACTTCAAGTGTGTATTGGAATATACGTTGATATTTTTGTTGGAATACTTCCACGCTCTTATTCAATACTATACACGGAATTAGATAAGGGAATATTTGTGTTTGATTTGTTTGTGGTGCGTAATTGTCTTCAATCATATACAGGTATGGAGACATCAACATTTGTTCTATAATGTCTCTATCGTTCTCATAAACAAATCCACTATCAAATGTAAATAACTCATCAGCAACCCCATAATAAACACTTTCTATACTATCGTAGGATTGTCTATTCCATAAAGTAGTATTCAAAGACTTTGTGCTTTGATAAGTTTTTCTATTCGGTGCAAACGTTTTCTGGTTCTTCTTTGTAAATGTATATGTGTCCCAACAACCCTGTCTATTCATAAACAGAAAACTATAAGGGTCATTAAAACACTCCTTACCAACCATCTTATATTGGACTATCTCACTAACTCTATCCGTACCACTTGGGTCACAACTACCACTTGAAACGAATATCGCAACATCGCTTTGTTCAAGGAAGAGTGGGTTTTGTTTGAATACCGCATAAGCGATTCGTTGTCCCAAGAAACTATTATATGTTGCACCTGATGTGAAACTAATAGGAACACTTTGTGCTACATCGTAATTCATTTGTCCGTTTCCTTGTGTCTTTTGTAGATAAGTTATTGTATTCACTACCGCACTATTATTGTAAAGTGGGTTTTGTGAATACATAAAAGGTAATACAATAGGACAATTATAGTAGTGTGTTCTATATCTTGTTTGTTGAACAGCACCACCGAACGCAGTCATAGGTATTGTCTTATCGCCGAACGTTCCCATAAACTCTCCATACTGATTGTATGGTGCTGATGAGGTCTTCATCGCATAGTTGAATACTCTTGTATTGAGATAGTTGTATTCACCAGTAAGGTTTGTTCCTGAATAGTAATAAGTAAATGCGGAAAGATTACTCACTCCGTATTGTTTATTATCTTGAACGCCAGGATATATCATTACTCCGTATGGTTGCGTCGCAGCACTCAATACATTTAACGATTGTCCTGTCCAACCACTATAAACATCGTAGTCGGTTGTGTTTATTTCTAACGTGGTTGTCCCCCCCGTATTTGTATATTGAACACCAAATATACATCTATATTCGTTAACCTGAAATAGGTTCTCAAATCCCGTAAAACCACCGTTAAAACCATTTGAGAACGCCACCGTTGATTGTCTCGCATTATTGATGGTTGCTTGTGATGTATTAGCCGTTATTGATAGTCCGCTGTCTTGAAGAACAAATACGTTGTAAGGATTGGTTTGTGCACTTGGACCAGTCAAATCGTATATCATCGTTGAGTTGCGGGGATTCGCAGTAACGAGATTTCTAATAATAGTTTCTACGTTGAAGATACAATTACCATATTCATTTACAGGTATAAGTAATCTACACGCTCTCCTTGTATCTTGTTCTGTGCCAGTTGTATTGTTGGGACCAATTTCATTACCATAAGGGTTTTGGTAGATATCCACAACCAATCTTATATCAGTTGATGCTGAATAAGAGTTCATACGGATATTCCAAGTGTGGTCACTATGACTTTCTGTTACATCTAATGGTTTTTGTATAACATCTAATGTATAACTCATTTACTCAATTCTTTTGTAATCATATTGTCTATGATAATGTTTATGTCTTGTCGTGCGGCTTCAAATATCCTTTCCAACTCCGCTCTCAATTCAGGTGGAGTTCCTGTTGGTATTTTTGTTGGGTTCAACATACTTTCAAGTGTTGTAACCGACCTATCAAAAAAGTTGGCTGGTTTTATTCCGTATCTCCATATTGACGCTCTTATCGCAAACGCAAGTTTTGTTGTATCCATAAACTTACCTTTCTTATCTCTACCTCTGATACCCTTTATACTAATCCATTCCATCAACGCAGGGATTGGAACAGCACCGTTCTCCGCAGTTATTGGTCTTTGATTATTTCTTTTCTTCCTACCCTGATTAACATACTTCCAATAGTCAGCGTAATTGATTTGTAGTATAGGTTCTCCATCACTCGCAGTAACCACACTATAAGAAATACTATTGAGTAGATTACCTGTAGCAATCTTTTTACTATTTCTAATTTTCTTTTTCATTATACTAACCCACATCTTACCTATTCGGTGTAGTGCGGCTTCGGTCATAGTATATCTCATAATGATAAATATATTTTTCTACTATGTGAAACCGCTAAACGCCGCAGCACATCTATCAAGTGGCGTCATAACTTTTATTTTCAATACCGCATTCCAACCACCACATAAGTCGCTGTATTGTTCCAAGAATGGATAATAGATTACTTCGTCGTCTAAATAATACTTCGCATTAAAACAACCAAGAGAATTGGTTACACTCAATCTAAACTGACCCACAACATCATCTAATATCTGGTTTGTATCTGAAAGAACATCAACTTGATTAGCAAGGTCTCGGTCTATAATATCCATACAAATAACATTAAACTCATACTCGGTATAACTACTTGCGTCGTTTATGACTTGTATAGCATCACCAGGAACTACATACAACAAAGGAAAAAAGGGGCTCTCGAACGTTGTATTGTTTTGTTTCAATCTACTTTCAGTCCAATAACTTAAATCTTGTTGTTGTCCAAAACCAAATGAGTTTATTTGTTTGTGGTGGTCTGCGAGCAATCTAAAATCATCGTGGAAGGTCTTAAAGTTTATACTATCGTGGTTGATTGGAGTGCCTGTAAAAGTGTTGTAAGCCGCAGCACATCTATCTAATGGTGTTGTGGTTACGACTTTCATAAGTGCAGTCCAACCATTATTCAAGTCAGTATAATCTTCCATAAACGGCGTCATACTAACAGTATCTAATACGTCGTAGAAAGTATTATAACAACCATAAGTTGGAAGCACCGATAGTTTGTATTGGGCTAAAACATCTTGTAACATTTGTAATGTATCACTCAATACATCAACCTGATTGGCTAAATCTCTATCCACTATATCCAACATAACAAGATTAAACTCCCAAGTTTTGTATCTTAAACTATTGATACAATTACCAGGAACGATATACAACAACGGGAAGATAGGGGGTTCAAATGTAGTGTTCTCTTGATGGTCTCTTATCTGTGTCCAAAAACTCAACTGGTCAGTATCTCCCAAACCAAATGAATTGATTTGTTTGTGAAGATTTGCCATCTGTTGGAAATCATCGTGTATAAGTTTGAAGTTAGTATAAAGTGGATTACTCATTTGTTTAGTTGGTCTTTCATTATTTTTTCTTGTTCCTTATTAAAATCCATAATGAAGGAAAGATGATTGAGACACTGAGCAAGGGGTAAAGAAGACACATCGTTAAATAACCAAACCTTGTTCTCACAGAGTGAGCTGATTGCCGAATACCAACCCCAATAAGACGAAAAACTATTTTTGTTTTCATCATTACTCTCAACATCTTGCTCTTGGAATAAATCTTTGTAAGTTCGTCTGACGCTCTTGCTATATTCAATAAAAAAAAAACTGCACCCTCAAGATACTTCATAGGTAAATCTTCCATCTTCTTCACTCTATGTTGTATGTTTTTTTCTCCATACTTTGTTCCTTTCTCAACATAAAGATATGCTGCGAGTTCGTTTAGGTTTTGTTTTCTATAATTTTCGTCTTTGGATAAGAACGTATCTATGTCTATGAATTGACCAAATGATAATGTGTTTATATCAAGGAACTCATACTCTTCTTCGTTATGGTAAAAGGTTATTTCTACTTTCTTATTTGATGATGTGAGTAGTTGTAAAACTTTTTCTCCAACTTGTTTTACTTCTGCGGCGTCGGCGTTTAATATCTCTTCTCTTGTTAGTCCTGTTGTTAGTTCAATCGCTATAATGAATAACTCGCTCTCTTCCATTACATCTCTCAATCTCATTATTTCTGACCACGTTTTGATTGTTGGTTCTTTAACGGGATATTTCTTTCCGTTATATTCAATTACTGTTTCAATCATATCTATAAATATATTTTTTCTAATAGACAAACACTCCTGAATTGCGTCCAAGTTTCATTTCAAGAACATATCTTATTCCGTCTATCAAATGGTTTGAACTATCAACAGGTTCATCAAGGTTATTGTTATTCTTATCTGTCTTCCAAATATAACTCTGTAATTCGGTTTGTAGGTTTAATGAGTTTATATTGATAAAAAAATTATTTCTTTTTATTAAATCTATTCCGTGTAAAATACTATTCTTTCTAACTGGCTTACAATTGATGTGGTTGCGTCTCAACTCTTCTATTGCTTGTGGGTTCGCACTATCTGCGATAAAATCATCTGTAAGGTTTATTCCTAAATCTTTTATTTTATAGATGAAATCAGGAATTGTAATGTTTCTTAAATAAAGTTTTTCTTCAACATATATTCCACTATCGTTTTTATAGACAGCAACAAGTGTTGAAGGGTCACTATAACCCCAATCTATTCCATAACCAAGTAGTTTAGCATCTTGTGGTAAGTCATAATATAGTTGTTGATGTGTGAATACCATTTTTGTAGGCATACCTTTCAATCCCAATCCAAATATCCTCCACAGGTTAGGGTCTCTTTCTTTTAACTTTTCTATTTCTTCTTTTTGTGCTTGTGGTAAGAAGGGATTATCTTTGTAAGTGATGATATTATACTTTGTGTCTTCTCTGTTTTCTAAATCATATATCCAACTCTGCCACAACGATGGGTTCAAGTCCATAACAATCATATCACTTGTTCTTAAAACAAGTTGTATGTATTCATCGTAGGATACTTCTGTTGCTTCGTTAATGAATAAGTAATCTCTCTTCCTTCCTCTTACTTTTGTTTCGTCGTCAATTGAAAACCACTCTATAATGTTTGTTCCAATTTGATAGTATCCGTCCGCTTGGTGCCATCTATCAGGGTCATAAACATCATACATAATTAGTATCTCTTTCAGGTCTCTCAACACCGACCCTTTAAGTGCTGGTAAAGTTTTTCTAACTATACTCAATATCTTATTGTTTTCGTTCAATAACTTATAGACAAAGTATATGAGTATGTTATATGTCTTTGATGCTCTTGATGACCCTTGAAATACGTTTATCCTCTTATCACTATCAAGTAAGTCCTGAAATACTCTTGTTGTCTTTATCTCCTTCATAATTCGTTTTAACTATGTTGATGGTATAACGGGGTTCATTTATCTTTTCCCCTTGTGTTGTTATATCCATCTTCTCTTTTGGTTTTCCATATACCCTATTCAACAGAGTTTCAATACTTTCTAATTGACCTTTCTTTAATCCGTTTCGCAACGCAGCGGCTACTGTCTTCTCTAATATAGTTGAGTTTTCATTTTCATAAACTTTTTTCA